TTATCTAAAAATTGTTAAAAATCTTTTGGTAGGTAATTCCAATTTTATATCTTTGCCTCAATTAATAACTAAAACAATAAACAATTATGAGTATAGCAGACAGAATTTTTGAAGATGGCATGATGGCAAATGAGAACAGTAGGACTGATTTAAACTTTGGAGGTATTCCACAATGTGATGATGAACAATACTGTTACAACAAGACAGAAGATAAATTTGAAACTATTAACGAAAGAAACGAAAAAATGGGAAGAATGAAAGAAGAATTTATGAGTATAAGAGAGCAAGAGGATGCAGAAAATGAATATAACTCTTATATGTCAGAAAGACCTGAAGAACAAGAACAATTAAAACCGAGTATTAATAAATTAAATAATAAAAAAATGACAAAAAAAACAATGCAAGAAAAACTGAAGAAACAACCAGAGCCAGTTCAAGAAACAAGAAAAGAAGTTTTAACAAGACTTTATAAAGAGAATGGGTTGGTAAGAGAGGATGTGTATAAAGACAAAAGAGGATTCTCTACAATAACTAGAAGTGGTGTGGATAAAATTGCTGCTAAAAATGGAATAACTATAGGTTATGAAGTTATACTTTTAGATGTAGAAAAAGGAGAGTGTGTTCTTAAAGCAGCAGCGACTATGAAGGTTGGTAATGAAGTTAGAAATGTAATGGATTTTGGAGAGGCGAGTGTTTCCAATAATCTAACAGGAGGTGGTAAGAAGTGGTTAGTTTCTATGGCTAAAAAAAGAGCAATGGGTAGAGTTGTTTTAACTTTAGCAGGATTTTACGAGCAAGGGATGTATAGTAAAGATGAGATGGCATTTGAGATGGATGAGTAATTATGATTGGATAGATGAAGCACTTGATGGTAAGCCTAGTGGTATTACAGATACCCAATGGCTTATCATTGAGAGTAACATTGACCAAACATCCTTTACAGAAAGAATGAAATCTGATATTCTAAGCAGGGTAAATGATTTAACAGAACTAGAAGCAGAAGAAATAATAACTAAAATATATGAAAACAGATATGAAAAAGACACAAGAAAACAATGGGAAAAAATGTGCAAAGATGGAGTATTTGGACATAGAGATTTTTAATCACTTTTTAAAAGCCTACACTTATATTATATGGAACAAGAAACACCTTTTAGGTGAGATTGTTGAAGATGATATATTGAAACTGCTAGATAAAGTTCAACTTATAGATTTTTATCATTTTGATAAAACTAAATTTAAGGTTGAGAAATCTAAGGTTGAAAAATACATAAAGAGAGATGACAAATAAATATACATTAGTACAAATCAGAGAATCCAGAAATGAGTTTGAGGCTCTATTAAGAATATATGGTGTATCTAATTTAAAACTTTGTAAGATACTTGGAGTTAATTATGCTACAAGTAGAAAGTTTATAGAGAATCCACCATCACTTAGATTCATTCACGCTAAGACATTAGCAGACTTTATTGGATTAAAAACACAAGACATAGTTGATACAATAATGTACGACTTAAATTAAAATTATAAAAAATGAGAAGAAGAAGATTAAAATTTAGTGATTACTACCACAATGTAATTACAAAAGAATTAGCAGATATTTATAACATTAAACAGAAAGAAATGTTTTTGGGTAGTAGAAAGAAAAACATTATATTTGCTAAAAGGATGTATATCTATATATTAAGAGAGATGTTTGGATTAACTCTTAATGAGATAGGTAGAGTAACAAACCTACATCATGCGTCTATTATACATCATACAAGAAAGTTTGAGTTCTTTTACAATAACTATCCAGAAGATTCTGATGCTTTTAAAAGAGTAGAAGATAGGGTTATTGAAGTTGAGGTGGATGAAGAAATATTAGGACTTGAAACTCAATTAGAATATATCAATGAATCATTAACTAAATTATATAAAATTAAAAAATCAAAAAATGACAGACAAAAAAGAGAAGGTTTACTTACCAAGTAGTATCAAAAATATTGATACGAAGTATGGTACAATGATGGTTGCTAACTTCAAGATGGATGAACTACAAGCAAACTCAAAGAATGGTTGGGTTTCTATGGTGATTTCAGAAAGGAGAGAACCATCTGAGAAAGGTGCAACTCATTATGCTTATGTAAATACTTATGAGCCACCAGCAGATAAAAAAACTTCACCTAAAAAAGTTAAAGCAACAACAGGTGATGATGACTTACCATTCTAATGATTAAATGGAAAAAAACAACTTATCCTAGCACTTTCATCAAACTATCTGATGAACTTGCTAAGGTAAGGAGTATGTTATCTGCTGATGTTTATAATAAAAACACAGAAAAATATAGAGGTAAGCAAGAACATTCTATCTCTCAATTAGGAATATTTGCAGAACTTATTGCAAGACATCTAATGGAGAACAACAATGGTATTAAATATAAGGCAGCATTATTTCTTGAGGAAAGACCAGTTGTTGAGGCTGATTTAATTATGCAAGGTATTGGTGAGATACATTATATTGATGTTAAGGGTGTAAGAAGTGGTGGTAATACGCTTAGAGTTAATTTTAAAGCCCATAACAACCCTAAAAAGAAAATTACGCACTATCTGTTCATACAGCCATTGAACTCCTTATACGCAAGATTTTGTTGGTTTACTCACGAACAGGTAAGTGAATGGACTGTAGTGATGTCTACCTATACTGAGTGCTATGAACTAGAAATACCAAAAAATAACTAAAACTAAAAACAATGAAACAACAACCAAACTACTATGCTATAATAAGTGCTGAGGTTAGATATGATAAGAATCTAACTGCAAATGCTAAATTATTGTATGCTGAAATAACTGCACTACTTAACATTAATGGTGAGTGCTTTGCTACAAATAAATACTTCTCCAACCTTTATAGTAAGAGTACTGTTACTATTTCTAAATGGGTTAGTGAATTAGTTGCAAATGGCTATGTATCAACATATTACACTTACAAAGGAGGTACTAAAGAAATTGATAGGAGGTATATAAGAATTCTTAAAGGGGGTATTAAAGAAAACTTAAAGAGGGGTATTAAAGAAAACTTTAAAGATAGTATTAGTTTATCTAAAGATAAACATATTAATAATAAAGGGGATTCTTTTAAAAAACCAACTGTTGAGGAGGTACATCAATATTGTAATGAAAGAAAAAATAAAGTATGTGCAGATGCTTTTATTGATTTTTATGAGTCTAAAAACTTCATGATAGGTAAGAGTAAAATGAAAGATTGGAAGGCTTGTGTAAGAACTTGGGAGAGAAGAAGTAATAAAACTAATAACAATAACACTACATCACACAGACATCAGAAAGGAGGAGATTATGGTGATGGTAAATTTTAAACTATGAGAACAATAGAAGATACATTTAAAAATGCAGACTTCCTGCAGCCAAAGGTTTACAACAGATATAAACTTGGAGCAAGAGAAGAAATAAAAGAAATGTTCATTAAGTCTTTTGAGTATTACGATAGAACAGTTGATAAGTATGAGCATTTACCTGCTTATGATGAGATTATTGACTGGATGGTAGATACAAAAGGTAGAGGCTTGATGTTGATGGGAGAGTGTGGATTAGGTAAATCAACTATCTTAAACTTTGTTATTCCTGCTATATTCAGGACAAGAACAAATAAGATATTAAGAAGCGTTCCTGCAAAAGAATTAGGTGCAGTTGATAGAAACAAAGCACCATTCATTATCATTGATGACTTAGGAACTGAGAGTATTAAAAATGATTATGGTACTAAGATTGATGCAGTTGCTGATGCAATTTCTTATGCTGAAGAAAGTTCTAAGACATTACTAATCACTACAAATTTAACACCTCAAGCACTAAAAGAAAGATATGATGAAAGGACTTTAGATAGGCTAAGGAAGTGTAAAGTGGTGATTATCAAGGGAAAAAGTTTTAGGAATTAATTTGTATAAAATTGAAATATTTTTATATATTTGCATTGTGAAAACATTTATGATAATATGGGGAGTGGTTGTAATTGCTTGTGTGCTAGAAGCCTATTTCTGCTCTACCTTAATAAAAGATGAGTATAGTGGGGGTAAATAATAATAACTATAGGGAAACTCTAAAACCCTTAAGCGTTAATATTCCTTTTTTTTTCTAACCCCACTATGCTTATTAAATAAACAATATGAAGAAACTAAAATTAAATAGTAAAAATCCTAAGTACAAAAAGGGTGAAGAAGAAAAATTAGTTGTACTTAAAAAAGTTCCATTTATCGGTAAGGCAAAAGGTTATGGAGTTTGGTATAAAAATCAAAAATAATATGGAGGGTAGAACTTACAGAACAATTAAAAGCGTATTGAAGCATCATATTAAGACTGGAGTTAGGTCTTTATGGACTTGGAAGAATGATAACTTCACAATGATATACGAAAACTATGCAGGTGATGATAGGATATATACAAGTAATCAACTTTTAAAAATATTAAATGATGAATAGTATAACTGTTGGTTCTTTAATGATTGTTGGTGTTGTGATTTTATATATATTTGCCTTATGCTATGTTGAAGGTAAGATAGCAAGACAAGAGAATGAGAAGTTAGAAAACAATATAGATAAATTAGATGACAAAGCATAATAAACACTATTACGATAAAGGAAGGAATGGGTGGACTCCAACTACTACTTGGCAAGATGAGGTGGTAGAGGATAAAGACAATAAATGGAGTGGAGGTAAAATTAATCCTAAGATGCTATTAACAAAAGAAGAACTTAAAATAGATTACAGTAAAGAGAAAACTCCTAACTATTACATTGGTAGAGTTTATGGTTATGAGGCTAGGAAAGTTGTAGAAGATTTTGATTTATCCTATAATGTTGGTACTGCCACTACATATCTCCTGAGAGCAAAGCGTAAGCACGAAACAAGTGTTGATTGCATACAGAAGGCTATTAACCACTTAGAGTTTGAGTTAGATAAAATTAAAAATGAAAAAGCCAATCTTTAGAGTATTTGTATCTTACGAGATAAAGAGTAAAAAAGTTGTAACTAGGAAAGTAATTACAGGAATGCTAGATACATTTGTTCTTACATCTAATACTAAAGAAATAGAGAATGACCAAGAATTAATAGATAGAATTTGTTACATAAATAAAAAGAATCTAAACAAAGTAGATGTTAAAATTACAAGTATTGATATTGAAAATCAATATGGTGAAACTACTGATAGGTTTGAAGATGAATATTAGATTATGCCAAAGATTAGAAAGATAAGAATAGAAGATAGAAAAGATAGTAGAGGTGGTGGTTACTCCAGAAGAAAGTTTACTGTTGCTGAAGCAGATGCTATCAGAGAAGAATACAATACTACTACAGAGAAGATAACTATCTCATCTCTTGCTAGGAAGTACAAAGTATCTCAACCTTTAATGTACCAACTAATAAAGGGTAAGAC